CACCTATTTCAATGAGAGTTCCGCACCAGCTGCAAACATGACGTTTCTTTGCAGAAATTATGGTTCTGGTTTCAGTACAAACGCCCATGATCTACCTTTCATAAAATTGGTGCGCCTCGCAGGAATCGAACCTGCAACCTATGAGGTAGAAGCTCATTGCTCTATCCAGTTGAGCTAGAGGCGCTTTACTTACCACACGGCTGGTGACTGGTCGCTTTCGTTTATTGGTTCGTGGACTTACGCGTCGCCACTACTACGTTTAGCTACTTACTTGCAATCACCATGCGTGTGGTGACTGCTTACGCCAGTCAATCGTCACACCACTGTTGCACCTGTATTTCTCGCGCTATATCGGTAGTGCACTACCTTCTGCGGATTGCCCCAATTATTGGGTCACCAGTTAAGGGAGGCGTGAACCACCCATCAATTCTTTACGCTATTAAGACTTTCATCCGGCCACATCCGTAACCCAGTGTTTCCACACGCCGCGTTAGCGTGCCAGTCTTTCCTAGCAGTCACCTATCTATAAGCCACGCGGTTTTAGTTCCGTTAGGTAGTGGCGATTATCGTGGGCAAGCCCACCGATTCTTAAGCCGCCTGCAAACCAAACGATTGTGCCAACCAGCGATTAGCCGTAGCTGTATCAACTTTGTATGTAGTAGCTACTAGGGCGATGATTGCTTGAGCAGTAGGGCGCACGCTTCCGACTTGTACTGCAGGCTGTTCTTTAACCTCGAATACTTTGTTAAAGTCAGATTCGTTAAATGTCGCGTCAACAACAGCACCGTCATCGTTCTTAGCCTCTGCAATGATTTGCGCTTCAAGCTCTTGGCGCGCTTTGATTTCAGCAGCTTCTTTAGCTTTGGCCTCGGCTTCTAATTTAGCGCGTGCGTCTGCTTCGGCTTGCTCTTTGATAGCTGCTTCATGCTTAGCTCTGCGCACGTCCTCAGCATCTTTTACCGATTGAATGTGTAGCTTGATATAGTCAATGTCACCAAACACGATTGCATGAACGTTAACCAAGTGCTCGTAGCCTTTGCTTGATTCATTGATGTAGGCTAGTTTTGATTTAACGTCATTCGCTAGGGTGGTTGCTTCTACTTTGCCGTTAGCCAATGCGCTATTGATACGTGATTGCATTGTTTCTAGTGTCTTAACGCCTTTAATCTCAGTGACAAAGTCTGGGCACGCTAGCTTTTGTGATAGCTGTACTGAAATACCTTTGTTTAACTCGCTCACAAAGTCTGCATACTCAATCTTTGCTTTCATGATCGCTTGCGTTTTGAGCATTTCTTTCTGCTCTTTAACTGCTTTTTCTAGGCGTAGGCCAATCGCGTTAAATGCTTTTTTGTAGTTCTCAAGAATGCCGTTGGCTTCGTTAACTGTCACCATCTGACCGATGATGTTTTCTTGCAAGGCCTCGATGCGTTTTGCCATTTCACGGCAGTTTTTAGCATTAGCTTCTGCGTCAGCAAAGTCTTGATCGGTGCTTAACTCTGTTTTGATGCTTTCTAGGTAAGTATCGAACTGCGGTGTGATTTCAGTTAGATTCGATGCGGTGATTTCACCACGTACAACAACGCTAGGCACTGGTAGGGCTTTGATTGTTTCAGCTTCTACCTTTTCAACTTTTACTGGCGGCACGTAGGCTTCTAAATCAGCTTTTAATTGGTTCCAGCCATCCACAATGCGTTTACGTAGCTCAATGTCTTGGGTGTACCAGCAATGCAATTCTTCTACTAATTGCTCACCATCCCATTTTGATGCCATGAATAGGCACTTTTCAGCGCCTGAAACCATTAGTTGTTGCTCCATCTGTACGCGATACATCAAAGGTGGTTGTTCACCATTTGCAAAGCATTCACGTAGTTCATCGTTTAGCGTTTTGTGTTCAAAGATAATATCTTCGCCCATCGTAATGCCATCAAATGAGGCGCTGTATTCACCCATTGAGCCAACAACAGGGTATAAATCCTCACCGATGATTTTTTCGGCAATAGGGCGTGCTAGGGCTTCAAATTTATGGCCGTTATCAAAAATCTTTTGTGTACTAGCATCTACTTCTTTGGTTAGTCCAGTTGCCATAGAATGGATTAACTGGTCGCGTGTTGTGTATTTGCTAACGCCTAGCATGGCTGGCGCTTCACTTGCGTTGAAGTAATTAGCGCGGTGTGCGTGCCACTCTGGTGTACCTTGTACTAAGTTATGAATGTTCATGTTATTTAGCTGCGCTTTCTGCCTTTTCGTAGGCTGCTGTAAAACTGTCATCTACTTTGGTTGCTTCGCCTTCAACAACGGTAGGCGCTTTCTCTTTTGGTGACCAAAGCTCAATCTCTTCTTTTTGGTTTTCCGTGAATAACTTGCCTTTGCTTTCAACGAAGGCAATAAACTGTTTAGGTGCCTTGCCGTTTGCTATCACCTTTTTCCATGCTTTTTCGTTAGCATTGAACTCATCATCTGTGTAATAAACAGGTTCGGCTTTGGCGCTATCTTGAGTTGGCGTAATGTCTTTTTCAGCAGGGATAGTTTCTAGCTCGTCCGATGTATAAACACCCAAGATAACGCCAGGGCAATACAATCTAGCCCAACGCTTTTCACCAAGATATGCAATTTGCTGCTTAGGATCATCTGCCCATAATGTTGAGTTTCTAGTTGTTGCCTGAGTTAGAAGCAACTCAAGAACGCGAGGCTGACTTTCACCACGTAATGTTGCTGATACGCGAATGCCAAGACCTTCTTCATCCTTAAAATCCCATGCTGGAACTTTGTATTTTTTAGGTCTGCCATAGTCATCGTTCTTAGATTTACTTTCCATTTCTTTGAACTTACCGATAACCTTTGACCAGTCACCGAACCATTCAAACTCGAACATGCCAGTCACCACACCAGATTGCTGAATTACCGCAGAAACCAACTGCGCTTCATAACCAATGGTGCCGTTAACAAAGTGTGTCTTTTGAGCAACTGCAAAAGGGTTCATCTTCCATTGCGCCGCTTGCATCACTACTGCTAAGCAGTTAGCTGGGTTCTTTTGATACGGTTGTGGCAATGTCATTGTTGCGCCAGACATAAAGCTAGCAACATCCATCATGTGCTTCATCGCCTGAACGTCCATCATCATGTTGTCGTTGTATGATGCCAACCCTGAATTTTGCTGTTCTGATAATGCTGTACTCATTTGAATACTCCTAAAAATTAACCTTAATTGCTCTCAAAAAACTCTTAACTATTCCGCTTCCATGCCTGCGGCAATAGCTGTAATACTGCGTAAAACTCATTTTCTTTCCAGTCTGCTAACCTTGTTGCATTCAATCGTTGTCTTGCTACTGCCAAAATCTACGTTGCACCAGCTTGATTTGTACTTTGCTTTTTCTTCGTTAATCGCTTTCTGTTCCACGTAAGCAACTAGAGCAAGTAGGGCAAAGAAGGCTAGAGAACCGATAACTACCCATAAGGCTGTGTAAAGTTTTTTCATAGTGGATGCCTCGCTCTAATCTGTTTCATCAGTTGCATGTTGTAATCAAGCTTATTTGGTGCGGCTTCATAGCCTGCTTGGTACTCTGCAAACTCGTTGGCGTGCTTGTTTTCAGATTCTTCAAACACCACGCGCTTAACGCCGTCGGGGTCAATGATGTATTGCTCTAATAATGGCATGGTTAAGCGCCAGACTTTTCTAATTGCTCACGTTCAAAAGACTCATACGTTTCATCGCTATATTCCCAATTCTGGTTATAGCCGTATGATCTAGGGTCTTCATCTTTATGATTAATGCTCCAAGCAAGCGCAGTGAAGTGTTTTTTCTGCTCATCAGTCATATCGCTGTAGCTAGGGGCAATATCTTCTAGGCTTGTTACTCCGTTTTTTATCGTGTAAGTACCTACATTGCTTCCTAAGTCTTCATCGGCATAACTGATATTCAAAGTTACAGAAGGCAGATTTTTTGATAGGGTTTCTATCAAATCAGAAGGGTGCGACCATGCAGTATCAAACTGATATGTAGTAGCGCCTTCCGGATGACCTTCACTAGGCTGTTGATAAGCATTCCATTTAGTGCCCCAGTGAGCGTTATTCCATTCGTACCAATACATAAATCCGCATTGATGATGGTTGCTAATAGCTTTTTTTACTAAAAGCCAATCCTCATCTGAAATTTGGTTTATTGTTTCAAGACAAGTTGCTCTGTTGGATCTTTCTAGAGCGCCTATTAATGGGTGACTATTAATTGGCGTTTGAATAATAGCTTCTGCTAACGTTGTTATCCCACTATGCGGCTCAAAGTCTTTCAAGCAATCTGGCACCGGTGAAATCACTGAAAAATCAACGAAGTTCTTGTCGTTCAAGAATGCCTTGCGCACGTCTTTTAAATCGGCGTCGCCCAAGTTGGCAATCTCAATAATGTTAGTAATGTGATTTGGCATGATTAAGCCGCCTCTGGTGATGTATGTGCCATCATCTGGCGTTGTGCTTCACGCGCTTTCTTAGCTTCTTGCTCAGCACGTAACGCCTCTAAACTAGACGGCTTATGCACCAATGCCTTACCTTGTGCCGCAAAGTGCGCTATGGTCTTTTCTGTAGGCAATACAGCTACTTTATTTGCCTTAACTTGCATCGCATGCATTGCTAAACCTGATTGCAATATGTTCATTTCATTCACCTAAAAAAGAGGGCTACTTACCGAAGCTTTCACCCTTGAACTTTGGGGAAGTATCGAAACGGTGTTTTGTTGCGATGTATGAATCTTAGCAAGCTAAGAAACAAAATGCAACAGTTATTTTAGCATACTAAGATTTTATTTTTATTTATAGACGGATTGGCGGATTAAAGGCGAAAAAAAACCTGCCGAAGCAGGTTGTTTATTGAGTGATATTATCTGTAAAGTTCATCAGCAAGTGAATTAGGCGATCCGTTCCCGTTTCTTATTGCTCGATCACGGCGCATGTTTTGCTCAAGCTGGTAATTCTGATTTTGCAATTCCTGCATTTGCTGGTTCTGCTGCTCAATCATTCTTTGATTATCGCGCTGCATATCGTTGATTTGATTCTGGCGATTCCAGTTATCCATGGTGTTATTGTTTTGCGAGCTACCCCATCCATAATCATCTGCAAAAGCGGCATTTGAGGTTGCAATTAATAAATAAATAATTATTTTAATTTTTTTCATAAAGGCACCTATTCAATTACTCGTTATATTGGCAAACAAAGTTAAGCATATCTTCACCTGTTGTTTCTGGCGCAATATCTATAAAATCATGCTTGTCCAATTTTCTATTGGTGAAAAATGTTCTTTTATCATCAAGGTAATATATTACATTAGTAATGTAAGCAGTTTTCTTGTTGCAATCAAAATAAAATAGAGTTTTCCCTGAGTTATATTTTATAGTTTTATCAAACTCAATTACATTAGTATAGGCTTCTCTTACCCAAGCTTTCTTATAAGCCCCTTCTTTAACTATGCTTCCCTTATCAATGCTTGTTGTTTTTTCATCATAAGAATCTACACCTGAATAAGAAATTATTTTCCAGTCAGCAGAATTAGCTATAACAGGGGTAGCGACTAATGTGATAAGTAATAATTTTTTCATGTTAAATTCGATTTTTAATTTTTCTAGCTGGCACTGGATAGGCTACGTAATATATCCAGACAATCTGATCTGGTGTAAACGTATATATAACAGGATCACCATAGCTTGATAATACGACACCGCCTCTGCGTGATATTAGTTTCTTAAGCATTACCTGGCCTGTAGTTAACTTAATCAATACATCATCTTCAAGCTCTGGCTCAGTATCAGGCTCAACCAACGCATAACCACCATGATGGTACTTAGGAATCATTGAGTTTCCATCAACCCTAGTGATAAATGCATTTTTATCACTTGAATATACTTCACCGTACTCATCATGACCGTTAGTTAATCGACCTTCATCAGTAAATAATCTATCAGGTAAGCCGCCCATAGCTTTTCCGTAAACAGGTGGATATGACAAGCTTGCTTCTACTTTATAGCTGTTTGGTGGAAGCTCGGTGCCTCCAGTTTTCATTTTTCCTTTTCCAGAGGCTAGCCAATCTGGATTAACGCCAAGCACTCTAGCTGCATTTAAAAGATTTTCACCTTCAATCTTTTGCGTAGCACCACTAAACCACTGACTAACTGCTCCAGACGATAAGCCGCACGCTTTCCATATGGCGGTCTTAGTAATTTTAGATTCTTTTAAGGCTTCTTCCAGCCTGTCTTTTAGCGTGCTCATAGTGATGGTAATCATATATTCATTAACTCTTAGTGTGCTTTACAAAACGCTTGCAATTTATTCTTAGCGTGCTAAGATTGTGTTTATGGAAAAATTAAACGAAAAACAAATCGAGGCGAATCGAATTATTGATGCGATGGGTGGCACTTCTTCCGTGGCTGAGATCTTCTCAATTACAACTGGTGCTGTAAGCCAGTGGCGTGAAGATGGTATTCCTGATTCAAGGCTATTTAGCATCAAGTTAATGCGTAAGGATTTGTTTAAAAGTAACGTTAAAAAAGCTGCGTAAGGAACCAATATGGCTAAGCACGATGTAATCGTTAAAACAGGATTAACCGCAGACCAATTCATTGCATTTCGCAATGATGCAGAAGCACTAGGGCTAAGTGATTCAGGATGCCTTCGCCTCTTGGT